ATTTTCTAAATCAAATAAAGTTTTTACTGATTTAAATATTTCTAAATTTTCTTCCTGAGATCTAGATGATACGGACATTTCCCAGTTTTTACCTTTTATTTTTTTACCTGTTTTATCTTGTCCTCGGGATTTAGATTTTAACCAAAGTACACCTACATGATCAGCTTCTTTACCAAAACATTCTTTATACATTTGAGCATAAACTGCACCTTGTAAATCATATGTTGTTTGTAGATGATTAGATGTTTTAAAATCTATGACCCATAATTTATCATCTATTTCACAAATAAGATCACATGTACCAGCAACTTTAAGTTCATCTGAAAATAAATGTACTTCTGTTTCAATTAATGTAGGTTTATATGTTTCCCAAAAATCTACAAAACGTAAAAACATTTGCCATACTAAAGGATCCATTTTAGGATAACCATGTTCATTTAAATATTTAATTTCTTTACCTTCAAAATATTTTTCTATAAGTAAATGTGTAGCAGTACCTTCCTCACCCGCTTTTTTAACAATCCAATCAGCACTATAACCTACTTTTTTAAGCCAATCCTCAAAATGTCGTCCTTTAGGGTAACTACTTAAAACATAAGTTACAGATGGGTAATATTCACCATGTCTTCTATAATATCTAGAATCTGGTAATGTAATTTGTTTGTGATCATCAGATAATTCAATTATCCTTTTATATGTTTTTTTAATCATATTGCTAGTTTATACTCCATAAGGGATGAATAAGTTAATGGAGGTGTTTTTTGGATTAATTTGGTGAAATTTTTAAAACCCATTTCACTTGGATCCTTATCTTGCATATCTACAAGATAGACTTCTTTACCTTCTGCCATAAGATTTTCACAAAAACGTAAAGCTTGTTTTATTGCATCCTTATCTAATGCAATATAAATTTTATCTACTAATGAAGTAACTATTTTCTTCATTAAACTTTTTTGTATATTTTTACCTAGTAATGGAATAGCATTTCTTTTTATAGCTATGGCATCAAATAGCCCTTCACATAGAATTATTGGTACATTCCAATTAATTAAATGTTCATTAGAAATTATATCTCTACTAACAGAAGGATTTCTATATTTTACATAAGGTTCCTTCTCAAAACTACGAGCTGTAAAATAGTTTAGTCTACCATCTGCATCATAAGTTGGAATTATAATCATATTAGCATATAAACCATCTTTACAGTAACCAATATTATATTTTAAAATATCGTATTTACTAATATTTCTTTTTTTTAAGTATGCTAACGCGTGTCTTGCAATTATATCGCTTGAACTAACGTTATTTAAACGTATAAATTCATTAGGCAATGCAATAGTATTAACAACTTTTGTATCCCTAATTGATTTAGATGTTTTAACTAATGACTTTAGCTCTGTAAACTTATCTGCAGATGCTTTTAATTGTTTAAATAAAGAATATATAGTAGTACCTCTAACATCACACGCCCAACAGTGCCAAGGATTTTTTCCTTCACGATTTTCAGTTAAATTAACCTCTAATTTAGGTTTATGATGATTACAAAAAGGACAATGATATGCATAATTGTTTCGAGCAGTTGGCTTGCCCGAACCCAATACAGAGTTCACTAAAGTAACTAATAACTGGTTAACCATAAATGTTAATGTACAAAATTAAGTTTAATCTGACAAAAAATCTTTAAATTCTATATCAATAAAATCTTTTGTAAAGAATTTACCTAGAATATTATCATTAAAAAATTCATCTGGTTTTTCCAATACCTGATAAATCATTTGGTATTTAGTTTCGTAGTAGGTTAATAATTTTTTATTAGGTGCGAGTTTAAGAATAAGACGTTCAAATTCATCTTTTTTTCCTTCTAGTAATAAATTTTTTATTTCTTTTTGAGAACCATAATATCTTAACCAATCTGATTCTTTAACTACTAATTTATATGATGGGCGACGGCCTACTGCTTTTTCTAATCTTTGTAATTCTCTCTTACCGATTTTTTGTTTTCTAGTATGGTATAATACCTTTTTACCAATATAAGATTTATTAGTAGGTTTATGTGTAACTATATAAACAAATCCAAAAGTGTTTTCAGGAAATTGAGTGACATCGCCTATTTCTTTAGTTTTATAGGTCCAACTCATAGAGTAAAGGTTTAATGATAAATATAAATAAAAATTTTTAAGTAGACAAATAATTTTATCTATCTATATTAACTAATATAGTTGTATCAGTAGTTGGAGATGATTGAAGTGGTGTAGCTAATTTACCAACGGCTAATAAATTAAAGTTATCATCATATAAACCTACTGTGGTTATATAGGGAGTAAAATAAGAACTTGTAGCAAAACCTAAAGGTGTACCAACTGAAGCTGTATTTTCCCAATCAATATTACTACCTGAAAAAACCGTTGGAATTTGACTTCCTGTAATTATTGTTGGGTTTGTTGTATAATTAAATTCGTCTTCATTTATTGTTGCTTTATATTGTGTTTCAAATAATTTATATGAACTAGAAAAAGAACAAGTTACATTATTATAAGGGGCATTAAATTTAGATGCTAAATTAAGTACTGTACCATCAGATTTAGAATTAAAAAACGTAATTATCCCATGATCGTAAATTATATTACCCATAACATAATCCCCCGTTGAAGCTTGCTTTAATCTACCTTCACCATCATCAATTAATTGTTTTGATGTATCAACACTATCACCCCAAACAAAAGAATTTGGTTGAATATAATCACCAAATAATTTTTGAGGGATTGAAATTACATTTAATTTAGCAGCTGAATGAGTATTAAAAAATTTAGAGGGCCAAAGGGTTGTTTGTTCGTAATTGTAATAATTAGTTTGTTGAGTTCTACCAATTAGTCTATCACCAAAACTTGTTGCACCTAAAACTACACTAGCCGTTGTTGCATTACCAGTAAAACCCCCACTACCGGAAATGTAGTTTGAATAATATAATTGTTGTATAGATGAAAATAATAAAACTTGTGGAATTTCTGCGGTTCCTTCTGTTGTGCCCCCAGTTAAATCATTTTGATTACCAATATAATTACCTTGTTTTGATTTAAGATATTGAATACCTACGTTAGAACTTGTTGCTTCACTACCAATAAAAGAAAAACTTTTATTTACCTCAAATGGAGATACTATTAAATCTTGTGCGTTGAATTGTTTGTAAGCGCTCATTCATTTTAGAAATCTAGTTTCACTCTAATTAGAGCTTCTTTTGTAAAATCTTTTTGTATAGGTTTTGATAATTTAGCTACAGCTAATAATTCATTTGAATCGTTATACAGACCAACTGTTGTTGGGAATGTTTGTGGGTTATTAATAAAATATGAATAAATTACTTCACCTGTTGAACCTGATATAAATGAAGGATTTTCTGTATAGTTAAATTCACTATTTCTTGCTCTAATAAACACATAATCCGAGGTTAATGTTTCTTGGGAATTTAATTTAAAAGCAAAAGGATTAGTTACACCTGCTGTTTGTACAGGTACGGATCCCGAAATAGCATTATAAAGTTTTGTTGGATTATCACCACTAGTATCACTACCAGAAACAGTACCAATATTAATTCCACCACCAGTTGCTGTATTATCAACTAAAGCAGCTGAATTTAAAAGTATTGTAGAGATATCTGGAAGGAATATTCCATAAGAACCAGAAGTTGGTGTGTAACCAGTACCACCATCATAGGAAGATCCATCTGAACCTGAAATAATTTGATAGGCTCTTTGAGTTCCATAATAAGTTGGTAAAGTTACCATGTTTGAATCATCTGTTAAATGGATAGCATTATAACTAGCAGCTGTATTACTACTTGATAA